AATCATAGACCCTGACCATAAGAGAAGGCGTCTAAGCAAACAAGACTTCATCCATAACACACTGTTCGACAAAGAAGACCAGTTAGCTATGCTTATTGATCCTAAGTCAAAGTATATGCTTGCAGCTTCTGCAGCAGCAGGTCGCCAGATGGATGATGTAATAATCACAGCAGCAGGTGGAACAGCTTACACAGGTAAGACAGGTTCTACGAGTTCAGCGTTCTCAGCAGATTATAAGATTGCTGTTGGTGGTGCTGGACTTACGAAAGCAAAACTGCTTGAGGCTAAGAAGAAGCTTGATCAGAAAGAAGTAGAAGACGAGGATAGATATTTTGTTTGTTCAGCAGAACAGATTGAAGATCTATTAAACACAACTGAAGTAGCTTCAGCAGATTACAATACTGTTAAGGCTTTAGTTGAAGGTCAGCTTGATACTTGGGTTGGATTTAAGTTTATCCGCTCTGAGAGATTAGCTACTGACGATTCTGATAGTAGACTCTGCTATGCATACCATAAAGGAGCAATCCAGCTTGGTATACAGAAAGAGGCTTCAGGAAGAATAGACGAAAGACCTGACAAAAACTATGCTTGGCAGGTATTTATGTCACTTAGCATAGGTGCAACCAGACTTGAAGATGAACGTATAATTCAAATCGCGTGCGCGGAATAGAATCTAAACGAAAGGAGTAACTGAAAATGGCAACAGTAAAAGGTGTAAATAAGACTCTCATCGACACTGGTGGACTAGATAGCAGATTAGCTAAGGGTCTCCAAGATGGAAGAGTAAAGATAATGCAAGAGCAGTACGAGGCTGGAGTATTAGCTGATGGTACTATCATAGAGATGGGTGGCAAACTACCTTTAGGTGCTCAAGTGTTAGAAGTAATTCTAGCAACTGACGATTTAGGTGGAACAGCTACAACTCTAGCGGTTGGCGATTATGAAGATGCTGACCGTTACATCACAGCTACAAACCACGGTGATGCAGCATTAATAACTAGACTCAACGCAGTAGACGGTCTCAATTACAAAATAGACGAGACTTATACTGGCACTACAGTTGGCGAAGGTTCTGATAGGCAGATAACAATAACAACAGGAGCCGATGCTACAACTGGTGGAACTATCAACTTGGTAGTATTCTACTCAGCAGACTAAGCAAGAGAACGGGTGGGGTGTAAAAGCCTCACCCAAACAAAAGGAGAAGCAATGTTTAGAAAAGTATGTTTAGTAGTAATGTGCTTAATGCTTACCGCTTCTCTTGCTTATGCAGCAGTAGGAGTGCAGGAAGATAGTGGCACAGTATGGCAAGCAACAGATATAAACTTCACAGGTGATGTTACAGTATCTAACAGTGGTAGCGTTTCTTCAATAGCGATAGATGATTCATCATCAATTACTAACGAAGTTATCTCTGCTACTAGCGAAACAGTAACAGCAGCAGATTCACCAACGAGGTATATTGCAACAGCAGGAGCAACAACTACATTTACTCTACCAGCAGCAGCAGCTGATCTCGAATTTATCTTTTGTGATGCAACAGATACTACTATCACAATAGATACATACGATGCAACAGATACCATTATGTATTTGACATTAGATGCAGGAGATACTATTGATTCAGCAGGTGCAGCAGGTGATTCAGTTCATCTTGTTGGCGGGACAAATGTTTGGTATGTTGTAGATACAGGTAGTTCAGCTTGGACAGATGGAGATGCGAGCTAACCATGATAACAACTATTCTTATAAGCGTAGGATTGATACTATTACCTTTACTACCGATATTTGGATTTAGTGGTAAACCCACTTTATCTGCTTTCGGTATGGGTGTAGCAACAGCCTTATGCTTATGGGGATATTTCACTCAGGAGCAGAGGCCACTTAGAAATAAATGGCTTCTGTTCTTTTGTGGTTACTTACTTATAAGCGCGTGGCAAGCACCGTATCCTAATCTAATAGTATTAAAAAGACCTATTCTTAATTTTTGGATATGGAAGAGTATGTTCTATGCGTTTATGTTTCTAGGTATGTATCGGACTATATCATCAGCAAAACTCACAGAGAAGCACAAAGACCTTATATTTGATATTATAATCTACACAACTATGATAATGTCAGTTTATGTTATAGGGCAGAGATTTGGAATAATGCAATGGTTTACAAGTCTAGGTGGCAGTTACGGGACTTTTACCGCAGCAGGAACGCTTGGCTCACCTAGTTATGTGAGTCCTTATCTCATGCTAGGTATTCCATTTGCGTTATATCGCAAGAAATCTATATTGATTGTACCTATAATCTTAGGAATCATAGCAACTAATAGTCAAATGGCTATTGGTTCTACAATAGTAATGCTTATGATTATACTGTACTTTAAATACAAAAAGACTATTATTTCTTTATTTGTCATTGGTGCATTAACTGCAGGAATAGGACTAGCTGTTAAAGGTTCTGTAGTAGGCAATGTTATAGATGATAGTACACGTTTTACGGAATGGCAAAATATACTCGTAGGAGTAAAGACACCTTATATGTCAAAGAGGTCATATCCTTACACTGGTCGTGGCCCAGGAGCATTCTTTTGGACTTATCGTATGTCTAGTGGAAGTAATTTCGCACAAGCACATAACGAATACTTAGAAGTTCTTTATGATACTGGTATTATAGGTTTATTCTTATTCTTAATGAGTTTATATTATATCTTTAAAAATACAATTCTCAATAAACGCAACAAGTATCTGATGTCAGCTTTCATAGGCATATGTGTTTGTTCAGGTGGCATCTTTGCTTGGCATCTCGGGATGACTTCTTTTATGACGATTTTAATTGCTGGTCTTTTAAATAATGAAACTAAAGTAGGGGGTGTACCATCGGCTCAAGTACTCAAATAAGAGTTATAAATATGGCATTAAGTAAGTTAGGTGCAAAGAGAATAACAACTACATCAGACGATACAGTATCTGCAAGAGCAGCTGTAGCAGTATATACTGAGATACTAGATGAGGTTCTTATGGAACACGCTTGGTCGTTCGCACAAAAGAGAGTAGCTCTTGCGGAACTTGGAACAGACCCAGTTTGGGAAGATGATGGTATGACAGTAGCTTACGGCATCCCTACAGATATGTTAAAATTGAATTATGTTAATACTCCTTCTGCCACTATTCGTGTAGAATCTGTAGGTATCTTATCCGATACATCAGGGCTAGAGATACTTTATACTTATAGAGCAACAGACACAACAAAATATTCAACAATGTTTGTAACAGCGTTGGCGACAAGGCTCGCAGCGGAGATGGCCTTTGGTCTTACAAATTCTAAAACTGCTATGGAATATTTGATGAAAGAATATGAAGAGATTAGATTACCTCGTGCGATCCAATGTGATTCACAGATGGGAAGTCCTAGACAAATGGCACAGAACGAATGGCTAGGTTCTAGGACAAGCGGATCTGGTGGAATAGGCGGTCGCAGCGGCTGGGCAACTTGGGAACCAATTTAGGAGAATTAAATGCCAAAAAGTAGTTTTGCTTTAACGAATCTAACTGCGGGAGAATTGTCGCCTCTACTAAAAGGCCGCTTTGACATCAGTCGTTATTCTAATGCGGCAAAAACCATAGAGAACTTCATAATCCATCAGGCTGGAGGATGTATGTTCAGACCTGCTTCTCGTTATGTTGCAGAAGCTAAGACCTCATCAGACGGCAAGGTAAGACTATACCCCTTTCAGTTCTCTACTACTCAGAGTTATATATTAGAGTTTGGAGATAATTATGTAAGATTCTACGCAAACAATGGTCAAGTAGTATCAGGCACGCCAGTAGAGACCGTAACGCCTTACGCAATAGCTGATATATTTGATTTACAGTTTGCTCAAGATGCAGACACATTATATATTTCGCATAACAGTTATCCTACTTATAAATTACAAAGAACATCAGCTACTACTTTTACTATGACTGCAGTAGGCTTTTCAAGAGGACCATTCCTTGATGTTAATATCACAGCTACTACAATGACACCTTCAGCAGCCACAGGTGCAGGAATTACGCTTACAGCTTCTGTTGCTAGCTTTACTGCAGATAACATAGGTTCGTTTTATAGAATAAAAGATGGTGTTGTTTTAATCACTGCTTACACAAGCACAACAGTAGTTACTGGAACTGTTCAAGATGAACCAGATGGCACAGCAGGCAATTTAGGTGGCACAGCTGCAACAGATGATTGGGCAGAAGGCTCTTGGAGTGCAAGACGAGGCTACCCAAACTCTGTAGCGTTCCACGAACAGAGATTAGTATTTGCTAATACACCACATGAACCACAGAAGTTCTGGGCTTCAGTAGTACAAGAGTATGAGAATTTTAACGTAGATGACGCTTCAGCAGATGATTCTTATGCTTATAAAATCGCAACAGAGCAGGTTAATGCAATCCGTTGGTTATCCTCTGGACCGAAGTCTATGCAGATTGGTACATCAGGAGCTACGTTCTCTGCAAGTTCAGGTAATACAAATGAACCTATTACACCATCAAGTATAGTAGTACAACGTGATACAACGTATGGTGCAGCAGATGTACTACCTAAGAGAATAGGTAACTATTTATATTATGTTCAGAGAAATACTTATTCATTAAGAGAGCTAGGTTATTCATTTGATATAGATGCTCAACAATCGCTAGATATGACTTTATTAAGCGATCACATATTAAGAGACGGCGATGGTGCTATAGAAATGGCATATCAGCAATCACCACACAATAGAGTTTGGATAGTAAGAGATGATGGCGAAATGGCTGTTATGACT